GGCACATCCAGCACCATGCTGTAGTCAGTGGTGTGCTCCAGCCAACGAAGAATTTGCAAGCGGATCTTGTCTTTTTCTCTAGTCCAATCGCTGTCAGTCCACTGTGCCTTTTTCTGCCAGGGCCACTTTAACACGCCAGTTGCGATTTGATAGCCACCGCTGTCACCAACAATTACAGTACGGGAACGATCTCGCTGCTGAACCATGCTTTCTTGCTGATTGCTTTGATTTATGTCCCATACACTATGCCCACTGCTGTAAAGGGCAGCGGGATAGTAAAACAAGTTTGTCTTGGGATTTAAAAAATCAAGATCTGTCAGTCCTCCGGGCAGTGCTTGTGGCACGCGACTGTTGGAGTCGCTGGCCTGACGAACATAGATAGCTGAAATGCTGGGCAAAAACACAGCATAGTCTTTTTGCCTCACAGCAAAATCTCTAGCCTGAGGATTTACGTCGTTTGCTAGGTGAAATGTGGTAGGTATCATGATTGAGTTTACTATATCTTGGCTGTGGTGACAATATCTTGCAGCAAACTATTATACATGGTGCTTGCTTGCAGATATCGATCTTTCAGCAGTTGCTTTTGCTTGTTCATAGCTGATTGATATCTTTCCCGATTGTTTATTCGATGCATGATAAAATCCTCTAGCTGTTCGCGATGAGCCAAAAACTGATCCCAGTTTGCAGTCCATTTGGCAGGATAGAGAAACTCCGGCAAGTACATTTCCTGATAACTGCACCGCTGTGGTAACACTGGAATCACATCGCACAGAACACCTTCCATGACACTGATGCCAAGATTTTCATGCAAGCTACAGGAAAACAAAACTTGGTGTTGTGTTAACACTTGATAATATTCCTGTTTGTCCAGGTTGAGCTTTTGTGTCAGCAACCAGGGCACTGTCATGTTACTGGCAAGACTTTCTGCAATCTCGGGCTGTTTGTCACTGTTGTAGCGATGCGGCCAAATAACTCCAGCCTTGTTGGCAACCTCGGGCAGGTTGTTCATGGCAGCTATAATAGCATCATGAGGCTGTCCGCTTAGTCCGCTGCGATGTTCATCTCTAGCCATGATTCCCAGATTGTTTAAGAACATGCGCCTGTGAAAATCAGTAGCAAACCAGTTCTTGTCACAGGCATAGTATAAACTACGTTCCAAATGCCAAGGCCAAGGCTTGTTCATTTTAACACCCAAAATATCCGTGGGGTCGTATGCCCCCGCATGCCAATACCCGTGCATGCGCCAGTTGTATCCCATGAGATCACTTATGTATCTCAGTTGCAAAATCACAGGATTCCAAGCATCGGTGAACAAAAACACATCATGAGGTGTTGTTTGACCTTGATTGTGCAAGTCCAAAAAAGCACATAGCTGACTGCTTTTCCAAAAGTTGGTATCTACGAAGTTTAAAAAGCCACCAGCTGTGGTTTTTGTAGTGTTTTGCTTGCCGTCAACTTGGTGAACACGAACATCCAGCTGTTGCTGACCAACCATGTCTGTCAATGTTCGTGGCACCCAATGATGCCACTGTGCAGTGTAACGATTGTCTAAAGGCTCTAAGCTGAAAATCCAAATGTTTACAGTCATTCGGCTGTAAACTCCATCAAGCAACCATTTTCACCATCTTCGCTTACTTCAATCATAAGCTTGCGATGTTCACCGGCATAACGCTGTTGCAACTGTGCAGCCAGTCCACGGGCTATCATTTCACAGCTTTGATAATCCAGTTGCAGTGTACCAGATCCATATAGACCTTCCATCCAACGCTTTTCCATGATAAACTCTCGATCACGATCGTCGTGATGTACTTCAATCCATACTCGGAAATGAAACATGTGACGATGTTCAAAGCCTAGGAATCGCACTGACTCCAGGGCTGGATCGGTAAGTGCTGCGGGATATTTGTGAATACCTTCCCGTTGAAATGTTACCCAGACCCAATCTGTCATTTTTTTGCCTTTATACTAAAACTATATTTTTATTGTATGTGACTTGTTGTAGTTTTTCAAGTCTTTATTGCAACTAAGTTTTCCAAAAAAACTTCTGTGCATTTGTTCCACGTCCATTTTAGACTGCTTTGTCTCACCGTGAGGCGATCCAAAAGCAAAGCCTGTGGAATAGCTTGTGCTAAATCTTGGCTTATGATGCCGTTAATGCCTTGTTCTATTACTTCCCGTGGACCTATGGCATTATAAGCAACTACCGGAGTGCCTGTGCTTATGCTTTCCAACATCACAACACCAAATGTATCAGTAACACTAGGGAACACAAAAACATCTGCATTGGCATATAGTTCAGCCAAATCAGCGCCGGTTTTCCAACCCAAATATTTTACATCAGGATACTGTGTTTGCAAGCGTGCTAACTCAGGTCCATCGCCCACAAGTATTTTTGTTCCCGGCACAGACAACTGACAAAACGCATCAAGATTTTTTTCTTTGCTTGCTCGACTCACACACAGAATCCGAGGTCCAGGTCCCAAATTTGTTTGAACTTGTTGCGATCGTCTGTCAGGAGCAAACAAGGAAAGATCTACTCCTCGGCTCCAAACTACAAGATTTTTCAACCCACGTTGATCCAGTTGAGTTTTCATATCATGGTTAGTAACTAAAACCCTGCAACTGAACTTGTGAAATAACTTCAGTACTTTATAGCTAACAGTCAAGGGGATGCCATACGATAACTTTAAATATTCCGGAAAGTTGGTATGATAACTGGTATTATGTGGTATTTGGCGTTTGTTAACCTTGCAATACCATCTAGCCGCAATACCCAAGGGTCCTTCTGTTGCTATGTGAATAGCATGAGGCTGGAAATCTTGAATTAATTTGCCTACTTTCCAAATATTCCAGGAAAAATCAATGTCGGGATAAAACTTAAACTTGCAAGTTTTAAACACACTGGGTTCAATAACTAAAACTTCATGTCCCATGGTTATCAAACAGTTTACTGTGTTTTTTAAAGTAGTGCTTACACCATTAATCTGTTGCCAGCTGTCTGTTACAATACATATTTTCATAACTGCTGGATGACTTTCCATGTATTATCTGATTGTAGCTGAAGCAACTGCCAAACACCTTCATGAGTTTCCACTAATGCACTACATGTTTCACAAAAATCACCTGTGTTCATGTATGTTACATCTTGTATTTTTTTGATTGCCGGAGTATGAATATGACCGCATATAATTCCGTGACAACTTTGAGTGTGTGCGTGACGTGCTAGGTGTTCTTCAAACTTTGCTATAAAACTAACTGCTTGTTTGGTGTTTTGTTTGGCATATTGACTGAGACTCCAATATCCCAAGCCGAAAAGTCGTCTCGCCCAAGCCAAAATCCTGTTGAGCTCCAAAAGCATGGTGTAAAGTCTATCTCCCACCTTGCTTATCCACTTCCAGTGACGAGTAACAGCATCAAACATGTCACCATGTGTGACAAACCATTGCCGGCCTTGTAAATCTTGATACAGTGTGTGGTTTACGATTTCAATTGCACCAAAACTATCAAAATCTGGTAAAAAGCTTCTTATAAACTCATCATGGTTCCCAGTTATATAAACTACTCGACAACCTCTGTTTGCTTTGGTTAAAACTTTACGCAGTGCATTGCTGTGACTTTGGGGCCAATACCAGCGCCTTTGCAGCTTCCAACCATCGATCATGTCTCCAACCATGTAGAGATTGTCGCAATCATGGTTCTTTAAAAAATCTGCAAAGACTTGGGCTTGGCTTTCACCAGCGCCTAAATGCAAATCACTAACAAAAATAGTTCTATAACTGGGTTTCATGTGAAAAATGCAGTGCTTGTTATTTAGCACTGCACGGAGATTAGCTTATTTTACTTTACCGGGAAACACATACTGCCACTGTGCTTGACCAGTTTGGAACTTGATCTGAATAGCACCCACTGCTCCACTAATAGCCACTTCGCAATCAGCAGAATCATTTAGCTTGAGCACAGTTTGAATGTCGCTGACTTTCCAATGAAAATCACATTGCATTTTGGCATCAATGTTTTGTGCAAACACCACACCGCCACGGCTGGTTTGTGCGCCGTCTTCACCAATGCAAAACCGTAGTTGGCGATCACGTATCTGTGGATTAAAGTATTGCTCCACACTGCTGAGACCATTACCTGCCCAAATAAACTGTTGAATGCTGCTGCGTGCAGGATTCACTGTGACTTCATACTGTGGCTCACGAACTTGAGTATTTTTGGGCAGCAGGTCCGAGGACATAAAGCGATAGTAAATCTCAGTTTGACTTTTGTTCACATAAGTCAAACTGGCAAGATAAGTTTGCCCATCGCGACTTTCAGTATTAACTGTAATAGTGCTTTCGGAAGCCAAGTATTCGGGATCATTTGTAATGATGTTCAGCATGTTGAGATTTTTAAGCCCAAAACTTCCTGCGATTTCAGTAACTGCTTTGGTGAACTTGCCTTTTACCAAACCCCGCTCTTTCTCAAAAGCTTCCACGCTGACAATATTGTTGTCAACATTGATCTTGATCTTTTCAAACATACCAGTATTAGCTACGTATGTGTTGATTTCTTTAAAGATGTCTTTCAGTGTCATGAATATTTCCTTGTTGGATTATATAGTAACTGTTCTAGGTGTGCAAAGCAAGCAGCTTTAGAAAAACAAACTGCCTGCCGATGATTTTTTACGACTGCTGTCAAGATCCCAGTCCAAAACTCCCAAGAGATTTTTAATCTTCTTGTCTATTAGTGCAGTTTCCATTTCGGCGTGATCCCACGGCAGTTGTTTGAACCAGTCAGGGAGATGATCTTGATCAATGGGATAGGCAATGCTGGTCATGTTCAAAGAATTATCGCGAAGTTTACACACAATGATTTTACTGCCGTCTTGAATTTTCACACTGCCATGATCGTTATACAGATTCAGCAGCTTGTTCCAATTCAAACTAGCTCGCACATGCCCTGGCAAGTTGGTCTTTTTGGTTTTATCAGTCAAACTCCAAGTTTCATTTGTAGTTTTGGCTTGTTGATAATGACTGAGTTTGTTAACTCTTTTTGGAGTGCCTTTTATCCAGCCGGGCCAGCTAGAGAACTCTTTTCGGAACTCAAATATGTTGTCGATCACTTGTTGTTGATTTTTGCCAGTCAACACTTGTGTAAGCACGCTCATGAGAAACTCTTGAACTACACGAGGCGTATCACTGCGCTTGAGGTCCAGCCCCATGGCTTTAATTTCACCGGGTTTGCCATCTGTGTCTTTGCGCTTGCCTTCTTTGTCAAAAATCAAAACTGCATAGCGTTTTTTCTTGATAAAAATACCACGCTCAGCACAAAGTTCACGACCTGCACGGATAATAGCACCATTCTTTTCCGGGCAGTTGAATGCTTGATTCATAAACTCTGGAAAGCTAGCATTGGTTACATCAGCAATTTTATCATAAAGATCCACAACGGCTTCTTTTGTCCAAGCAAAGTCTTGAAACTCAGGAAGATCTTTCATTACAGGATACGCTGAGAAATATTGGCTGTCGGTATCAGAATAAATAAGCGCCGGTCCTTTATGGTTGTAATCACCAGTTATTATCTCATTGATTTTGCTACCCATGTGTTTAACAATACAGCGACCAGTTAGCGTAACACTTTGCGCTACTCGCTCATCAAAAAATCTACTTCCGGCGTTTGACAAACTCCCGTACAGGCTATTTAATTTGATTTTTTGGATCAACTGGCGCTGGTCATAAAATCCTGTAAGCCTTTGATATTCATCTTTTTGAGAAATATCTGATTCTTCATCTGCCATTTTGGCATATTTTCTCATTTCGGCTTGAAGTTTTTTCCTGTCGGAATACCATTTGTCTAATAGCTGCGGAATAATTCCGGTTTTGCTTTGGGCAAAAATAGTTCCATTAGCACTCAAAATCCAACCACGATTGCCATTATATACCAGTTGTGCAAGCTCACCAGCTGTGACTGTCAAGTTGCCACCCTCAGTGAAATCCACAATCAAGGGAATATCACTGCGTTTTTGAACTTCCTGAAACTCCAAGGTGCCAAACATGCCTTGCCAAGATTCAGCAAATGTTCTCTTTTCTTGTGTCATGCGCTTTTTAATCAAAGCTTGCGTTTGCTCGGGTCTAATGTGACCCACAATCGTCTCGGGACTCATGTTCAGCGCGCGAATAGTGCTGGGATATAGACTGTTGATGTCCACGCCACCAATCCATTCATGCATGCCCTGCACGGGATCAGCAACATACGCACCCACAATACCCAAGTCCTGTTGCTCAAAATCGTCGTCGTCATCGTCTTCAGCTACTACGTCATCATCACGATCATCTGCATGTTGAGGACGATTGGGAACAATCAAGTTGTTGTCCCAAGCTTCGTTTACAATTGCTTGGTCAATAAGCTTGACACTGCCACGTGTTGTAGCCAACAGCACACAGTTTTCATGAGCTAGATTGTTGCAAAGTTCAATAAGCCGACGTTTTTGATCAATCTTGACCAACAGCATGACGTCTTGTCGGTTATATTCGATAAACTTGCCAAAGTCTCGATTATAAAGCTGGTCCAAACTGCCTTCATATGGCACCTTGCGATCACCAGTGTCATGCTCGCCCACAAAGTCCAATTTGTAGCTGTGGAGTTCTTGATAAGTGTGCTTGCGATACAAATCAAGATAGTCAAGATGCACTCGGCCCACAATTTCGTATGTGACTTGTCGCTTCCCATAAGCTTCAAACTCGCGTTTGGTGGGTTGTCGATTCCACAAGCACAATCTACGTGTGTGTTCTTTTCCCAAAGTTAAGAGAATTCGCTTATAGATGTAGGGCATATCATAAGTGGTTGAGTTCCACCCGCTTATGATATCACAATCTTCAATCAACTGTAGAAAAATATCCAATAGATCGGATTCAGTATCGCAAAGCATGGTGTCAGGAAACTGCTCAACAACAGTTTGTGCTTGCTCTTGTGACCAACTGCGAGGTTTAACTACCAAGGTAAAGCATCGTTGCATCCATGCAAGATACACACTTACTGCTGTTATTTCATTAAAGGCTTCCTCAGGTGTGCTGTAGCCACGATCGGGATCAAAGTCAGTTTCAATGTCAAAGAACCCCACATGTAACTGGGGAGTGGGGCTTTGACGATAGTTTTGATACAGACACCTAAATATGGGATCAATATCACTCTCCAAGAGAGTCTCGCGACTGAGCATGCGCAGTTCACGTTGAAACTCTTGATGTCTTGATGTTTGGAACTTTGCCAGTCGATCACCAAAAATACTTGTGTATTTGCCTTGAGGCTGAGGCCAATACACAGCATATTGAGTGGGATATGTTACAAAGTTTCTCACGCCTTGAGCTGTGCGTTCCACGATGTGGACAATGTTCTTTTCTCTATCAACATATCCATCAATATAAGTCATACTCTACCTCGTTGTGATTCTAGATTATAGTTTAAGGCCAGCGTTCATGAGAACCTGTTCAACTTCATCAAGTTCTTCACGTGTGTCTTCCAGGGCATTGCGATTTTGTGTGTTTTTCCAAGCAATGCGAATGGCTTTATTCAGCACACTCTTTTTGATGTCCATTTCTTCACTGACAGTGTCAACAGTTTCCTTCAAACTTTCTTTAAGTGCTTGAACGTCGCTCATTACTTGCACGCCTTCATTAACAAGATTGGTCAGCCGTGCTTTATCTGCAGGGTCCATTACGCCCAGTGACATGTTGTATCTCCTTTGTGTGTGCTAACTTTGTGCTATGACGCTGTATTTGTCAAGGCAACACAACAATATCTCTAGCACTAACAGCCACACTAGAGCCAGACCAGTCTTGGCCATTACTTGACGAAAAGACCTGGCTGGCCAGCAAGCTGCTAGATCCCACACGCCAGGCATTTTGAAACCACGCTGCACCCTGAAAGCTATACCCTGATTTTTGATAGCCTGCCCAACTGGTTCCATCAGCACTGTAGAAAATTGCTCCGGAACTTACAGCCAACATGTTGTTGTCGGGATTCACTGAGATCCATCGTATATCAGGCTGTGCTTGAGCAACCACAAGTTCTTGACTTGCTTCCCAAGTAGGGCCAACCAGCTTGTTGGCTGTGAGTATGATGCCCCAGGCACCAAAATACCAAGTGTTTTCTCGTATGGCGCTGGTATAGACTGTGCGTTGGGCAAATTGTGACGGTAAAGTCACAGTGTTCCATGTGGTTTGGTTGTTGCTATACCAAATAGCACCTGTGTTGTTGATTCTACCTGTTGCTACCCAAACATTTTCACTGCCTGTGTTCACTGGGGCGTTGACATAATGTTGTATGTTGTAAACAATGCTGTTGCTGGCAAACTGATACAAAGGGTAATAGATAACAGCTTGTGTGCCTGTGAATGCCACAATGTCCGCGGGACTTACGGTGTCGGTTATTAAAATATTTCCCGAGTCTGCATATAACAAACTGTCGTTTTCTTGATTTGTGTAGATGGTACCAGTTTCCACAAGACTGTTGCTTTTATACATACCGGCAATCAAAACGTCTGTGCTGTCTGTTGCGATGCTTGTGGGACGAAACCATCCTTGATTGCCACCAATGCTGGGTCCTTGACCCATGTCTTGCAAACTGGTGCCCACGGCAATATCTCCACGAGTGGTTATTGCTATTATCAATCCGCCTCGACTCACAGCGCCAGTTAAACTGTGATAAAGATCGGGATCAGAGCTGTATGTTGTCGAGGTGTATAAAACGCCATCATCGCTGTAAGCCATGGCGCCTTGTTCACGCACATATAGGCTGTTGGCACCTAACACTGTCAAGTTACTCATCGGTTGTTCCTTGTATGACAACAGGTTGACCAACATTACCTGCTGCGCCCACTGCAAAAGCTTTAAAAGTTACCTGGGGAAACTCCGGGTGCAGACTTAAAAAGTCTCGCAGATTTCCTAGATGATCATCAAAGATACGTGTTTCCGTATAGTTGTGTTGTTGCAATAACTGCCGGATAAGTGGTTTTTTGTTTCTAGCACCACCCACAGTAAACACCCGCACTTTGGTCATGTCCAAACCGTGTTTTTCAAATGTCTTCAAAAACTTTTCTGTGTTGTTGAATGGTCCACGTGCGGTGATTATTACAACTCGACTTCCTGGTCGGCGCCCGGTATTGGCCAAGGTGTTTTGTGCAGTGCGCCATATTTGTGCTATGGGTTCACTTGTGTCGTGAAACAAATCGCTGTCTTCAAACTCCTGAAAATCAAAATATTCTCCGGGTTTCAGTTGATAACTATTGAAATCTTGAGCTGTGAGTTTGGCTCGTTTACCTTGAGTGTTGACTACATATACAGCGGCAGACGTTTTCATAAGCGTGCTATCAATATCAAATATTGTCAGTGCTGATCCTGCGGATTCGGCTTCTTGTATGTCCCTAAGTTTGGGATTCAATATGCGATTTTCAATTTTGGGACTGTATATCAAATAGCCCTGCATGTTGCTGTCACCCTGCAAGGGCATGAGTGCCCGAGTAGTAGTAAGCTTCCAACCCATTTCTTCAGCTAGTTGCTGTGCCAACCGTAAATAAAGTTTTTGTCGGCTTGCTCCACGACCACTGAAAAACCAAGCATTGATCGGCAAGTCAGTTAAACGTCCTTGAGCGTCACGGGCCAGCTGTTTGACAGCACTGAAAACTTTCATTGCATGACTGACACCTAATCCTGTTATATCCATGCCATGTTCTTCATGGAAAAACTCAATGTCATAAATGCCACGGTTGTTGGGTTCGGGAATGTTCACGATTTCCATGAAATATTTTTCACCGTCCACAGCAAACTTATATGTGATATCGCGATCATACTTTGATTGAACAGTCCAGTTGTTGCTGGGTAACTGCCAAGTTAGTGCTTCGCGCACAAGTTTTTGTGCAAATGTTGATGGTTTGTAAACCACAAAGTCACTGGTGTCAAAATCAAAATGCAGTTTTGCTCCAAACTCTCTAGCAAGCTGTCGACTAATCATGCCGTATAGTTTGTTTCTGCTGCCTCGGGCTCCAGTGAATATTATATAATCCCATTTGTGCGTTTTCAACCATTGCAGTATTCTACCAAAAGTTTGTGCCAACAGCGTGGAACTTTTTTGACCAAGTAGTCCAGTTTTTATTATTTCATCATCAACCATAAACAAAATAGTGTAGCCGTGAGCTTGGGGATTTATTTGTATAGGGTCAAGTAACATGGCGTTTTGTAAAGCATAATGACTGCGATCTTGATCCATACGTATTTCAACAAGATGATTATCAAGCTCAAAGGCTGTTAGATATCTCCTACCAAAGTTAAACTGTTGTTGTTTCCATTCAACAGGTGTTTTAGGCAGTGACACAAGTTCAGTTATAGGTTGGACCCCCTGGCTTTCATTGCAGTCCTGCATGTTGAGAAACCAGTTGGCTTGTCGTTTGTCTAGGGCTGTAGATGTTTTACGGGATTTTAACTTTTTGGCTTTTGCACAAGTAACACTGCCACCATATCGTTTACTTATTTTTGCTTTTAGGGTGCCAGGTGCACCGTTGCGTTCTGTAACAACTATTTTAACAGGAACTTTTTCCCAATGCAACCATGCAGAGGGGGCTACTTGGTTGGGGACACCAGGATCGTACTCCACAACTTTTCCGCGGTATATCTCTTTTATTTGATCAGCATTTATAACACCTTTTACTCCAACTTCGTGAGAGCCAGTGCCTGGTACATGAACAATTTGGGATGGGTCTGGTTTGGGCACAGCAATCACCCAAGCTGGTTTGTCCCAGTTGGCTTTTTGACTCCAAGGTGCAAAACTGTGAGCATAGCTGTCAGCTGTTTCGGGACGAGTGGTAAAGTAGGTTAGGCCCTCTTGTCCTTGTAAATTGTAATCACCTTTGCTTTTGATTACCCCTGTTTTTTTGATGTTTTCAAATTCAGCATTGCTCATGCCTCTATACACAAGTTGAGGATTGGGTTCAAAGCTCAATTTTGAATTCAAATTTCTCTTGGGACGTAGAACGTCTTTGACTGCGATCACTTGACCTTTTTCATCTTCCAATGAGTCTTCTTCCACGTCAAAGAAGTTGGGATCATATTCACCCAATCTACCTCGCCAGCTAGCTCTATATGTGGCTCTTTGCTCAGCGGTTTCTTCAGATAAGGTATTGGGCTGCTGATTCAAAGTTTGGAAAAATGGCCCAGGAACTCTCTGATTGCTGCGTTGTGGCACCAAACTCTTATTCATGTTCTCAATCCAGTTGGGCTTGATGTGCCTGTTGCGCAACCCACCTGAGAAAAACAAATGGGTCTCAATGGGCTCGTCACCCTCTGTTTCCAGCACTGCATACATTCTGTTGCGGCCTTCATGACTGACGACTCGGGCTGGCGCATCAAGGTTGTTTTGCCCCCAAGCTTGAGGAATATCAATTACCAACCAAGGGCTGGCTATGCCCCGTCCTTGGGCCAACTGTTGTTTGATATAGTCCACGCTTGAAGCTTGTTCTCGGTACAATGTTGATGCAAGTCCCAAAAACACACTGGGGCGCATGAGCACTCGCAATCCTAGATAATCAACATTGTTGTTGTCAGGAACTTCCCCAATACCCTGCTTGTTGTCTATTTTTACTTCTTGTAGAAAATCCCACAACTTCATTTCAGTCTCATTTATAAAAGTCCTGAGATATTTATTGCCAGCTAGGGCCTGTCACTTACATCCACTAACAGTGCGCGAGGTGTGATTCCCAGGACTCTAGCCACACTTTGACGTGTGTTGCCTGCCATGATCCACATGCCCTGTTGCCCTTTTATAATAATGGGCAGAGGCATTTTGTGGTTTTCTTGGTAACCCTGTTGTATTCTAGCTACATCTCGAGGCCATGCATAGCTGCTGACCATGTCTTTGATGTCCGCAATACTGCGATTTTTAGTGAGGTTTTGCACTGATCTCAAGCTGTCAACATCTACAACAGGGGCTGAGCTCAAGGCTTGTCGAAACTCTTGTATGTCTTGAAACAAGGGCCAGCGGGCTTGTATCAACTCAGCTCGTTGTTTCCATTTACGCTGTTCTTTTTGTTTGTATTCCTGAAAGTCAGCTTCAAGACTGGCGTCAGTAAAACGTGTCCAGTTATTGAAACTGGTGTTTTCTTGTAGTAGATCTTGCAGCTTCATGCCAACCACCCGGTATTAATACGTTTGTATTTAAGATTGATAGTTGGGGTTGCGGAGCCTAAAGTATGTAGCAGGGTCACTAGGATGTTTAACTATTTCTCTTTTCCAACCCAGTGTTTCTGCCAGCCTTTTACTAAGTACAGTGTAAAGCTTTTGCCTGCTAGGCTCGCTAGCGCCGAACTTGAGCATGTTGACCTTGTGTGATTTCACAAACATGTCAATAGTTTTAGCTACACCCCAAAATACTTTGGCAGCATCTCCTGCACCTGTTATACTTGTTCTTTTCTCTGGGTCTCGGAATTTGAAATCGTAAGTTTGATCTCCAAGGTCAGCGAATACACACGTATACCTTTTCTGATCAACCCGAAACACATAGTAGTCATTACCCCCTTCTTGAGAATCATATACAGGAGGCCTCACACCTTCGGGCACGTTGCTCAAGTCAAACAGCTCTACTAGGAGTGAGTTTTCATCAAGTGAGCGCAATAGATCTTTGGTAACGTAATATTCAACATCTTTCCGACCCTTTTTGCTGCTGGCATGCCATCCCAACTGTTGAGCCAACCGGTTACTCAGTGAGTGGTACAGTCTCAATCGACTGGGCTCATCAGAATGCGATGTGAAGTAGATCTTTTGCACACTGGGATGCCTTTCCAAATAATCAACTAGACATTGTGCAACTGACCAAAAAACTTTGGTGGCATTTCCTGTGTGCGTCAATCCAACGTTACCATGCTCATCACCAAAAACTATCTCTACATCTTGCTCAGGAAAGTTATGAAACTCAACAAAATATTTTTTATCGTCAACTGCAAAACCGTAATATGCTACCCTTCCCTGCGAAAATCTTAGATTGGGACCTTGTACTCCTTGTGGTGGCTTGTTCAAGTCAAACAGTTCAACTAGTTGATGTTCTTGAACTTTGATTTTTTCAATCTTGCTCAACTTCTCATAGTAATGGAGGTCCTCACCCAAATGGTCCAAGGCTATTTCTCGTGCCACACTGCGCAACTTAGTGTGCTCCATTTCTACTTTAATGCCTTGTGCTAGCTGCTGGTCCACAACAGCTGGCGACACTTTGTATTTTTTAGCCAGCTCAGCTACGCTACTGGTAGGCTTGTTCAGTAGGTCATTCAGTTTCATTAGGATCTTCTTCAAGGTTGCGGATTTTTTTCACCGTTGTAAAAGGCTTTCCCCGAGGTTCTGGCCAGCGTTGCGTAAATTTCAGCCTCACATTGGCTGCAGGAATTGGCTTGTAGATTACCCATGCATCGTAATCTTGCTGAATATCCCATGCTGAGTCTGGAGTGAGATCACTTGTATCTTCAACGTCTATTTCCCAAATATCCATGCTCTCACGATCATCTTGACTCCAATAGTAAGCCCAGTCTTCAGCTTGTTCAAATGTTTCAAAGCCAAATACACCTGGCTTGCGGAACACTCTCTTGTGCTCTTTGGTTTTGGGAACAAGTCCTCTCTGGCGAATGCTCAAACGGTTTCGTGTGCGTGTGACATGATAGAGTTTGGTGGGCAGCGGCTCATCTCCCTGCCCGAGCCATGGGGCAGCTTCATTTGTCTTGCTCTTGCCCCAGTTTTTGGCACCCTTTTTCCTGCACTGCACTAATGCACCGCTGGCATAGGCACTGGGCCAAACTTTGTAGCGACTCTTGACTTTGTAATAGCAGGCATCTTGTTTTTCACTGAGCATAGAGTAGTTAACCATTTGGCCACCACAATGAGGACAACTGGAGTTTTCTTTCAGCTCATGTTCAGTCAAAGCCAGTTGGATGTTTTTCACATCTTCTGTGCGTATGTTCAAGAGAGCCGTGGTGCCTATGCTCCTGGTTTGCCAATAGCCTTGGTTGTGGAGATGCATCATCATATAGTAGAGATATTGAGGAATCAGCTGTTCAGTAGCTGTGACTTTGATTCCAATATGATAGGGACTGAATTCTTTGGTTGGTGTGCCTACATTTGTTCTATCACTGCGTCGCACAAGCCAAAAGTCAGCATCAGGAAAATTAGTTTTGATAGTGCAGAGATCTCCCAATTTTGTAGAGCCAACACTTTCTTTTGTGGCTACGTTCCGGGCCTTGCCTTCACGTTCAGGATTGGGATCTTCTCTACGCTTGCGCCTAGCAGCAGTTGCACGTTTTTTCTTGCCCAGTGCCCAAGCCTTCCGCTGTGGCAGGCATTTGGGCTTGCCTTCGCCTTCACTGCCTATAGCACAGTCGCCTCTGATCTTGCCATCTGTCCCAAATCGCACCCATTTTTGTTTGAACCAATCACGCAAGCTTTCATCCAAATATTGCGCTTCCCAATCCATAAAGTTTTCAGCAAATTTTTGGCACCGTTCTCGTATGTTTGTATCAGCAGTAACCATAATATTGAAGGTGCGTTGACTTTGGGATTGAGTAGTATCTGAGTAACCGCAATAGACTTTTTTGACAGGACTCTTGTTGATTAGGTCAGTACAACTTTCACCATATCTTGGCATCTGCTCGCTGCATGGACTGCATGTGGTTACAATAATACAGCCATCAGGTATGCTTCCGTATTTTTTACGATAAGCCCTCATAGCCAATCGTTCAGCATGATACCATTTGTCATTGGCAAATGTGCTGAAACCTATTACAAGACGGTTGCGGGGATCCAACAACCCTGCGGCTACCCATCCGTATTTGTCAGGGTTTTTCTTTCGTCTGGTGTCAACTAGGTTACACAACGCAACTAAGATGCGATCCAGTTTTTTATAGTTGTGTATTTCTACGTTATTGTTTTCATTCAAGGGATTGCTAGTTGTCTTTCCGCCCTTTTGTCGTTTGCGTCTAGCAGCACAGTGAGCACGTTGGCTGAACCCTTTGGGACTGTTGCAGTTGATACTTTTCTTATACTTTTTGGTCCATTTTTCTTCAAGATTAGCTGCGTTAAAATCTAGTAGTTCCTGTAACTTCATGGCTGTTTTTCCTCAGTGGCTATTCCTGTTACATAGCGATCATCTGTGAAAAACTTCACAGCATTTTCCACACTGTAGATGTTCATGTCTATCAAATAACCAGGATTTTGTGTGATGGGATTTTTCACCCAAGCATTGTCATGCCAAACAATTCTGTTGTTAGGATAAAGGTAATAGTTGCCTTCATCCATGCGAAACATGTGAGCGCACTTGTGCTCTGGAGTTTCGCTGAAGTTGAGATCAGCCATTACAGCGTTTTCCCAACTCCAATCCAATGTCATCATGTAATGACCTTGACGTTTTTCACCTTTCCATGTGATCAAATCTGCCCGCAACCCTGCCAATCTAGCCCGAACTTGTACATCGATATAGGGACTAAAACAATCCCAATACATATGATCGTGCAGAGGTCTCACTGGAGCATCTGGTTTCCAGCAAAATGCGGTTATGGGCCTGCGGGTCCAGTTGACTCCGTTTTCCAAAAATGCTTCAAATAACGGTGTGCGTTTTTGCAAGCTGGCAACACTGTGAACGTCGCAAGGAGTAAACTCACCATGCCCTTGAGTGTGGTTAAAGAGATACTCATTGCGTATCAAGCATGTGACGACTGGAATGTTGTGATTTAAATAACTCATTTTTTTGTCCAATTTTTTTCTACAGTGTCTGTATCTAGCTCAACAAGTGGCAATCCAGCATCCAGCGCAAACACCTCTGTGATCTTATCAAATCTCACAGGAATCTTTTCCCAGTGCAGCCAAGCTGACGGAGCCACTTGCTCTGGCACCCCTGGGTCGTACTCTACCACCCTGCCTCGGTAAACTTCCCGAATCTCGCTGGCTGGGATTGTACCCTCGATACCTACCTCATGCTCCCCAGTGCCAGCCACCTTTCTCACCCTGCTGGGATCAGGCTTGGGCACAGCGATGACCCATGCTGGCTTGTCCCAAGTGGCTTTGTGTTTCCAGGGGGCAAAACTGTTGGCATAGGCTTCTGCAGACTGGGGATCAGTGCTGAAGTAGGTGAGCCCCTCTTGCCCTCCCATGTTGTAGTCGCCTCGGCTTTGAATCTTCCCAGTCTTTTTGATAACTTCAAACTCCGCATTGCTCATGCCGCGATACACCAATTGTGGATTGGGTGTGATGTCTAGATTTGCTTGAAGATTGGAACTAGGTATGAGTTTGTCTTTGACAAGAATGACTTTGCCATCATCGTCAGTGTATTTGTCCTCTTCGACATCAAAGAAGTTGGGGTCATATTCAGCCAACCTGCCTCTCCATGTGGCTCGATACTTCTGTCTTTTGGGAGAGACGTCTTCAGAAATTTGATTGCGTTGGTGGTCAGGATTACCATTCTCTATTCCAGCTCTCTCCCACACACGGAAAATGGGATGATCCACACTTTTGGGACTGTAGACTTCCATGCTGCGATAGGCATAGTCATTGGTACCCAAGTATTGCACATACCCTCTCAAAGCCCAAGCGCCCATGGCCGGTGCAGCACTGTGATGCGTGAAATGCTCGCTGTCAGCAGCCACAACACTGCCATCTTTGTAGATAACAAATCTAGCACTGTGATACTTGTTGTTGCGTGCTAACCTTTTCAAATCTTGAATTGTGGGATTTTTGTGAACCATGCGCTGGTCTTCATCGGTCCAAGCTTCTTCCAACTTCTTTCCCATCTGGACTAAACTAGTGCCAGTAAATGGGTTGTCAGAGCCTCTGTGCTCCACATCGTAGCCCAGCTTGTGATAAAAGCCTTCGCTTTCCCATTTTGCCTCAACGACACTCTTGGTGGCACCCTTGCTCTTTGCCACAGTTAAGGCCTGTAACATCAACGCTTTGCCAGCACCAGGGTTGTTGTCATAACTGCCCAACCATTTCACATGCGCCACTTGATTTTCAATAACCACATGTATTGCAGTTACACTGAACACGCCTAGATCTGGTGTATAGTTGTAGAGGAAAATGCTATTTTTTCCCAATTTGGGATCGTCAAGTGCTCGTAAGTTATTTTTGACCACATAGGCAACAGCCTCTAGGGCTTTGAAATCCTGGTCAAGTTTTTCATACTTTGAACCCGCAGCATCATAGCTGGCATTGTCAATCTCTTCTTGCTCATATTTGATTTCACCCAATAAGTCTTCCAGATCTGCACGATCCAGTTGATTAGCTGATTCAACAAGAGGTAAGTTCCAATAACCAGTTCCTTGATCTTGAAATCCCATCTGCTCATAAAATTTGTGGCTGTTCCAGATGGGTTTCACAACAGCTAATGACGCACCTTGTTTCTTGCTTTGTGCTAACCCCTGTTCCAACAGTTGCCTGCCAGTGCCGTTCAAACTACCTAACCAAGTGATTTTTGCTGTCTGGTTGTCAAGCAGTATGTGCAATGCACTTTGGCAACCTTCAGTGTAGAGCCAAATGCTGGTGTCACTTATTTCGGGATCGTTTTCAAAAAGCTTCTGCGATTCCAAAACGTGACTGATGGCACGCAAGGCACGATAGGCTTTGCCTTGCGTTCCCAGTTGACTTCTTGCCTCCGTCAGTTGGCGAGAAATTTGTTCGTTATAGGGTTGCGATGGTGTTCCACAAGAAGTAAGAAGAGCTATAGTTGGTCTTGTAGAGCGGGGATCAAACAAATTAGATAATTTCATAGGCCACTGGATACTAAAAGTTTATGCAATATTTACTTGCGACTGTAGAGTTGCACCTTGAATCTATTTTCAACACAATTTAACATGACCCAATTATTGATTTTCAGCGGCGCTGGCTTGAGTGCCGAAAGCGGCATCCCCACATTTAGAGAAGATAGTGAAGGTTTATGGAGCCGTTATGATCCAATGGTTTACAGTAACTACTCCACTTGGCGACAAAACAGCCAAATTGTAAATGAATTTCACAGCGACTTACGGGAAATGCTTCAGAAGTTTCAGCCAAACGCCGCCCACAAACAGGTGGCAGAATGGCAGAGAAAATACAGTGCAACAGTGATAACTCAAAATGCAGACCTCTTGCTAGAGGAGGCTGGTTGCACCCCTGTTGTGCATGTTCACGGACAGCTGGATGAAATGCAATGCGAAAATTGCAGTTATGTTTGGAATATTGGCTACACTCGATACAACATATCTCTAGGTTGTCCCAATTGCCAAAGCCTTACTGATGTCAAGCCTGCGGTAGTGTTGTTTGGTGAACCAGCACCCAAATACGAATATCTCTACAACACACTGGACAGCCTTACAGACAAAAGCCTGTTCCTGTGTATTGGAACATCAGGCTCAGTTGTTCCTGTTGATAACTTCGCAAAAGTGTTGGATTGTCCTAGTGTAATCAACGTGTTAAATTTAAATCGGGACATTGACGGCTACTTGCCTCCGATAGTTCCTTCTCACTGGACTCACTGCCTATTAGGGCCTGTAACTCAACAACTGCACAAAATAAACAAGATCTTACAAGAGCATTTTGGTTTCTAAATAACACAAACGTTTCAAGATCTGGGAAACCAAATGAAAATTCAAGACCTTACGCAACCTTTGAATGAAAGTGTAAATCAAGCCATTCAATGGCACCAGGATAACAAAGTTCCGCTAGTTGATAACATATTCCGTATTCACAGCCCAGCTTGGTTTGAGTTTTTTTGTGAGATGCGACGTCGTGTTTCTTGTGGAGATATACTCTTGGAACACGCTCTTGACCAGGACATGATTGAGAGTGATTTAGGCACGTTTGGTGTGTATGAAGGCAGAATGGTTCCGTTGGATTGTATTTTTGAAACTCCAGAAAGTCTTGATGAGGCTGAGTATCAAGGAAAAGCTGTTGAGCTCAACAAGCCCAAGAGAGGCGGTCCTAAAAAGTATTACGTCTACGTCAAGAATCCCAAAACAGGCAGGGTCAAAAAAATTGCCTTTGGTGATGTGTCAGGTTTGAGTGTTAAAATCCGCGATCCCAAACGACGCAAAGCGTTTGCTTCTCGTCACAACTGTGAACAAAAAACAGACAAAATGAAGGCTGGATACTGGGCGTGTAGAGTTCCCCGCTATACTAAATCCTTGGGATTGAGTCCAATTAGTGCCAAATGGTGGTAATGAATCCCTACAGTGACAACAAACAAATTCAAGGTTTGGAAAGAACATTCTTTCAATCTGTAGATTCTCATGAGCTAGTGTGGCATCGAGATCACTGTCACAGACTTGTTACAGTGGTTGAGGGTAATGGTTGGCAACTTCAAATGGACAACTGCATGCCCTGCAATCTCAAGCCCGGCGATGTCGTGAGAATCCCCCGAGACACCTTCCATAGACTATTGAAGGGCTCAGGGGATTTGAAATTGTTGATAGTTGAAGATTAGGTACCAGTGGCCATTATACTTACTTACCTTGAACCAGTGGGCTGATAACAGAGTTTGGTGCCAACACTCGATAAACGCTTGACCTATTGATCTTAAGCCGCCTTGCGATCTCACTTGCACCAACCCCTTGGGATTTTAGTGACTGAATCTCAGCCAGCTGCCTGCGTGCTGTTGGCGCCCTGCCCTTGTAGCGCCGCTCTGCCTTTGCCTTGGCGATGCCCTCTCGCTGCCGCTCAAGCATCATTTGACGCTCAAACTCTGCTACTGCGCCTAAAACAGTCAGCATCAACTTGGATATTGCATTTCGTGTGTCTAATTCCATGCCGTTCATGCTCTGCACTATTAGGCCAATTTCTCGCTTTTCCAAATCTTCTACAATTTTGAGAAGATCTGATGTACTTCGAGCCAACCGGTCTACTCGTGTAACCATAAACACATCTTTTTCACGAATATATGACATCGCTGCGGTGAGCTGCGGTCTACTTCCAACAGCACTGGTTTGTTCTGCGAAGATTTTTTCACACCCAGCCTGTTGCAATGCTGCAATTTGAGATTCTAGACTTGCGGATTGTTCATGTGTGCTAGTCCTTGCATAACCTATAAGCATTACTTTTTCCTTATAATATAATTCAGCTATTGAGGTCAGGAGCTTCGCGTTCAAACTCCTTGATATTCCAAGCTTTCACCCCAAAATATTCCTGCAACAGCTTGAGCACAATATTGGAATCAAAGTCCTTACAAGAAAACACGTCTAGGTGAAGTGTCCAAGTGTGAGGTACAAAATGACATACAATAGCCGATGTAGTAATAAGTTGCACAGCACTGATACCAGCTTTAGTAACATCGTGGTCTGCGAACCAATGAATCTCTGGTCGACCAAATGCAATCATATCAATATCGTTAACCAGTTGGTCAACCCATTTGGTTACAGTCTCTTTGTCGTTGATGGCTTCATTGCACCCTGCTGCATCTACGACCAAATGTTTGCCCCAGCTTGGTAGGTTTTTCATCTCATATGTGCTCCTTGGTATAAAAGATGGTTTAAGTGGTTATTTATAGTGTTTGAGAATAGTCATATAATTCTCTAGCAGCTAAGTTCTTTTCCTTGGCCTCGCACATTAGATCCATCCTGTCCCAAAACTCTAGGCAATAACTATTCAATGCCTTGTTCCATGCTCGCTTGCTGTGCGCACGTAGTTTACTACGTTTCATACCACTGGCTTCCAACAGTGTAATGTCAGGTCGGGCTGATGTGCTGTGATCAGCCAACACATCTTCATGAGGGAATGCCACATGAATTTCTGGTCGTGCGCCTCGCCAACTGTCAATAACTGATTTAAGTCTCGGATCATCAGGAGCTAGATACTGTCCTTGATGAATCCAGTAATGGTTGATGTCAAGGCAAATTTTCACCTTATCGTGGAGCGGCAATAGATGGTCTAGACAATAGCTGTACTCATCATTTTCCACACTCAGCCACTGTTTGGTATCACTCGCAAGACGTGCGAAACTGTGTTGAAAATAATCCAGAAAGTCTGCTCGTTTTGCCCCGCCATGGATGTTGATCTCCTGTCGTTGGTCGCTGCTGTCGAACCCCATCAGTCGAAAAATCTCACTATGGTATTCAAGATCTTCAATAGCACGTTCAACCACCTCAGGAGTATGTGATACGAGCATAGTGAACTGTCCAGGATGGCTACTGAGCCGGATATCAAAATCTCGTGCTAGTTTTCCAACTGCGCTAAATCCCCTGAGTGTTTCAATCAACACAGGCTCTTGATACACAGAACTCCATCGAGCATGCGTCCGAGCTGGCAAAATCTCACTTCCAATTCGCATCATGCGCAAAGATTCCGGCCAACTACCCACAAGCTGAAACTGACGTGTTAACACAGCAATGTTATAACGAATAATTTCACAAAGTTTTTCAATAGCCTGTGTGCGCGGCAGTTTTTCCAGTGATGTAATAGTAGTGCTTTTGGTGTTGTAATCAGAGTACCATTGTTTTTCCATTTTTTTGTCTGAGAAGGTTTGCTCAGTCATAAGCTTGCAGGCAAATCCAATTCGTTGGTCAGGCATAGCGTAAATCCTTAACACACAATCAAAATACACGAAGAATCTGCAAAGTCTATGCCCAAACAAGCCGGAACTCTGCCAAATCCTCACGGTTGTAAAACAGGATACATAATGGGAAACGCTCAAGATCCTGAGGGATGTTATGCGGCACTTGCTGAAGCCTAGGCCAAAAATTGGGATTTGAGTGATAAAAACTGTAGCCCGAGTCTCGCCATTCTGTTGTCCATCCACCCAGTGTTTGGTCCCAACTTGACACATGTGCCGAGCATTGCAGTCGACGCTCGATCCACTCGGGCAGAAGAATGGCATCCCCGTGTCGCCGCTGACACCACTCTACCATCTCAAACAAATTCCGCCTGGTGTTGTGCTCATGCATGAACAGGTGTTGCCACCGGGTCATCTGTTACCCCCAAGTGAGTGCAAATTGTGCGAGACGACTTTTGTTACTGAACCAGAATAAACAGTGATCGTAACCTAAATTCCAAACAAAATTCCAGTCACCATCAATATAATCCAACCATCCCTCTTTGGCTTCCCACAGGATGTTGCCGTCACGCTCTTCACCAAAGTGATTTTGACACCAATCTTTTGCTGCCTTGATTTTGGCTTCGTCCCATATTTCAGGCACTTGAAAGCTGTTGGTAAGAACATATCGCAGCAGGCTCTGGTTGCGGACCTGCTCTATCATCACAGGAACCAGTGAGGCACAACTCGGCTGAGATCACGCACAATCTGTTCGCTGCTGTCGCGCACAATCATGCCAGCACTCTTGTTGCC